GCCCGAAGGCTCCCGATGGTTGAGTAGTCTCAACCGTCTCACGCTATGCGTGGGAATCCACCCTTGTTAGGAGTAGATTCATTGGTTACAACGCCGACAAAGCAAACGTTTTCTCGTTTGCGGCAGGGTCTTAGTACTGGCGGAAGCGCTACGGGAAGCCGTAGCGTGACCATTGGTAATAATATCAGGCCCACGCCTGTCCCGAAAGGGACATTCGTGACTTTGCCAGGTGGTGTACGTTTCCGGAAGGCAACTAACTATTCCGTTCGAGACTATGTGCTCGAGCCGAAAACTGGTCAGTTGACCGAAGGATACGTTAACAAACCAGGCGACCTGTATCATGGTCGTTACGCCCTCTATAAAACGAGTCCGGCGGGTTATAACGATGATGAGCTCTTTCTTCCCAATTACGGGAAGACTGATGATCCGGCTTTGCCGCTCATATATGCTCAGAACGTTATTCCTACGTCGAATCGTAACGAGGCGGTGACAAAAGCTCTCAATAAGTTGGCTGACCAAAAGGTCAACCTAGGTGAGAATCTTGCCACACTTCAGCAGACGATGAGCTTACTTACTCACCCGTCTGGGTCTCTGTGGAAGCTCCTAAAGAGCCTCCACGAGGTGTATAAGAAGGAATCCTTTAAACGGTTCCTTTATAAAACAGCTCGCGAGATCTCTCGTGCGTCGCCGGTTGACACCGTCGCGCAGGAGTACTTGAAGTATGTTTACGGCTGGAAGCCGTTAATGCAAGATGTCCATGGCCTGATCGAACTCTCGAAGCAGTCTGCTTCTCGAGACCTTCTGGTTCACTCAACGGGTACGTCAAAGTACTCCGGCTCTCGAGCCGGTGTGACGAATTCGAAGAGTGTTTCGACTGATACGGTCTATAATACCGGACCGTACCAAGTTGATAACGTTGTACGCTGTTCTCTGTGGGGTCGGATAGACCCGAATTATACAGGAACGCGTGCGCTGAATCAACTCGGCCTCCTGAACCCCGCCTCTCTGGCGTGGGAACTTGTGCCTTGGTCGTTCGTGGTCGATTGGGTAATACCAATCGGCCCTGTGCTTAACGCACTGACGGCCCCGGCTGGACTAGCTTTTGTGGACGGAACTGTTTCCGGTCGTGTTTCCGCGACCGGGCCATATTCATCGTACTATGACAATGTGTTCTTCGGTAGACCTGCTAAAGTCTCCGCGGATACACCTGCGTCCGGTACAGTCCGATACAATGGTTATACCCGTCAGGTACTGACGGGGTGGCCATTGCCCGGGTTATGGTTCGATTCCGATCCTCTCCGTAATGACCGTATATTCAAGGCACTAGCCTTGTCCTTACTGTCATTGCGCTCGAAGCGCGTCAACGGTCAGAAGTATCACACGCCCCGCTAGGGGCGTGTGACGCTTTGACGCCGAACGTGACGGAGCACCCTACTCAAGGGACCTTACGCTAGACTACTAGTATCATTCACTCTAATAGAAGAGGAAGACACCATGTCTGCACGTGGTAACCTTGTCATCAAAGACAGGGCGGCAACTCCTGCCGATCATACTTACACTCCGGATGGGGATGACGCCAATGGCGTTCATGTGTTTAGCGAGAAAACCGGCGTTCCTGCCGGCAATCCGCGTTACACAATTTCCCTCAAGTATTCGAAGGGTAAGTACCGTCCGACGATTAAGCTCGTCGTTCCGGTGGTCCAGACGCAAACGATTAATGGGGTTGCAAGCCCCGTTGTCGTCCGTCAGGCCATCGCGGACCTCGAGTTCACGTTCGACTCACTCTCGACCGATCAGGAACGCAAGGACTGCGTCGGTCTGCTCGTAAATAGCCTCGCGGCTACTGGGCAGGCGCAGATCAATGACCTCGTAACTGGTCTGTCGGACATCTACTAGGATGTCCGGCCGAGTGAGCAGTGAACTGAGAGACAAAGAAGTCAGTCGCCGCTTCTACGTCACGTTGACGTTTGCGGCGCTTGTTCTTTCAATGTTTCTCCTTCTCATTGCTTATAGCTTAACTCACCCACAAGGGGAGAATTCATGCACAAGCAGAATGATAAGCGAAAGGGAAAATCCCGTATCAAGCATAGTAACGCTAATACGAGACTACCCGAGTCGAGCACAATCGCCATCCGGGAGCTCCTTAGCTCCTGGGACGGTCAAGGAAGCTTCTCAGTAAGCTACTTACAAGAACAGTACTTGAGCAAGTTCTGCTCTCCTGATCTTGTTCCACCGGGGCTGCGGCGCTCTGCCGCAATCTCGAAGTGGTTGCAAACTGAGAAGGTGAACCGACACACGAATCTAGTAATTCGTGGACGGGACCGGGGGTATAACATACTCCCTCGCGTCTCGTGGTACGCCTTCCTTGGGTTCGCGCAACGCATCATCGAGTCGGTCCTGGGGCCCCTCAGCAATGAGGTAGTCGTAGGATCGTTCTCTGGTGGTGCGAGCACGAGTCGCCGTCGAGCTTCCAGCAGCTCAGCTGAGAAGTTCGTCGGACAGGCCGACTTAACTGGGGCAGCAAGTCCTTACGTGGATCTGATCCATCGTGAGGTTCCTTTGCTGCGACAGCTTGGGATCTTCTATGACCTTCGAGAGGTCATCGGTGCCGAGTTGTTCACCGTTCCAAAGAAAACGGATATTGATCGGTGCGCCTGTAAGGAGCCCGATATCAATATGTATCTTCAAAAAGGTGTCGGCGATCACATTCGTCGGCGCCTTCGACGCTTCGGCATCAACTTAAACGATCAGAGTGTCAACCGGCGGTTGGCGCATTCAGGTTCGCTTGACGACAGTCTCGCTACCCTGGATTTGTCATCCGCCTCGGACACGATCACGATAAGTTGTGTTGAAGCGCTTCTCCCGCGCAACTGGTTCCTGTATCTGAACGATATCAGGTCCCAGTACGTGTGGGTAGATGGAAGGTATCACCGGACTGACATGTTCTCAAGCATGGGGAATGGTTTCACATTCGAGCTTGAAAGTCTTATCTTTTATGCTCTTATGCGTGCCACCTCATATTTTGAGAACTGTCGGGGCGTTATCTCCGTATATGGTGATGATCTGATTATACCTTCGGGTATGGCAGATTCTGCGATTTGGGTACTGTCACAGTTTGGTTTTACTGTGAATGAGTCCAAATCATTCTCCACCGGGCCCTTTCGGGAGTCCTGTGGAGGCCATTACCATCTTGGAGAGGACGTAACCCCTTTCTATCTCAAAAGACCTGCGGAGCGACTAACGGATCTGATCCGGGTCGCTAATCAGCTGCGCCGTTGGGCGTTCGCTGATCCCGCTCGTCAGTACGAGCTGCCCTTCCTATATAATGTTTGGAAGCAATTGGCAGATCTCGTGCCTAGAGACCTTTGGGGTGGTTATGACTACTCTGTAGACACCCAGCTGGTGGCTCCAACGGCCCCTCGCAACGTACTCGTACGTGTGCAGGAGTCGAAGGATTTACCGGACTTGGGTTTATACAGCGTTTGGCATAACTCTTACTGGAACCGCTCATCCGCTGCTCAACCGAGCAGCCGGCCGACGTCGACAAGTAACTTCTGTCGTCGTCGCAGAGCGAAACGAGGTGCCCCGGCATGTCGAGACTTCTTCCACGAGGAATTAGTCTAACGTCCGGTCCGCGGGTAACGCCCGCGGGGGTACTCAATAGCGGGTCCACTTGGCCCCGGCCCCCTAGAGGGGCTAGGTCGGACCCGCCGGGGGCTTAGCCCCCGGAGGAATCCTTCCTATCTATTGAGCATACTTTCTACTCAGCTTG